CTTTGTCATGCTTAGTCCGCCAGTAATAGCTTTCTTTGCCCCTGCTATATTTATAAATCTGTCTCCATCATTTACTGAAAGTCCACTGAACATAGAGCCTACATTATCTACAACAGTTAAAGAACTCGCTGTGAATGAAACGTCTAGACTTTCTGCAATATTGTGTTTTGTTCCGATAGAACCAATTGTTGCTGCAGTTTGATCTAAATATATGGAATCAGTACCATTTACAAGTCCTTGAATAGGACCCTCTGATATAAGGTCATACACAACAGCTGTTTGATACTCATTCGGATTATTTACTATGGATGAACTTGATCCTGCTCCTTGTGCTTGCCCACCATTTGTTAAATCGTAAAATCTACCTAAATTTTTCATTTAAATTGTCCTGATGCTCCGTTTCCACCGCCACCTGCTTTATTATGTCCATTTTCGTCTTGTCCTTGATCTCCGTACGAGCCATTAGGTGAACTTGTGTCAGGTGATATAATTGTATATCCTGTTTGTTGATAATTTATTTTAGTATCTATAAATCCAATATTCGTAAGTGCTCCTCCTACTATGAGTTCCCCATAAAGTAAAGGCACTGGTATTCCTTGTTTTGTATTGTTCTGTGGTCCATCAAAGAGATAACTGTCTCCTGCTTCTGAAGGACTTTCTGGTGTCATATATCCAACAACACCTGACATTGCGAGTCCTACACCGAGTGTTGTTACACCCCAGCTTGCTATTTCTCCATATTTTACTATAGCTGCGGCTGTTTCGAATTCTCCTACTCCTGCAGCTGCACTTGCTGCTTCTCTAGTTAATCCCTCTATCCAAGAAGGACCATACCATATTAACAATGCTCCTACAATTATTTTTAATGCGTCGCTAAGCTTTGCTCCAGCCGCTTTTGGAGTTATAACTACAATATCTTTCGGTTTTTCTAATAGAACCGAATAACCATCTTCTAGTAAATCTTCTCCATTCAATATATCAAAATCAACTCCTTCCTCTGCTTTTTGTTGAATATAGTTTTTAAATCCTTCGGTTTGACAGTCTATCAGTTTAAATATATCACGAAAGCTAGACGTAGCCATATGCCAGTCTGTTCCAAACTTTTCTCCGAGTTCTCCCATTAACTTAACGTGGGTCATATATTTCTACTCCTTTATCTGGGTATGATACAATTAAATATGGTATCTGTAATGCTTTTGCCGAGTCTTTATCAAGCTTGCTTGGATGACAATCTTGCATATAGTGACTATGGACTATATATTTTATTTTAGAAATTAACTGATACTTGCCTAAAACTTTTGCGTCAATTTCAAATTGATTTTCTTCTGTGGATATATTCTCACAAGGAATATATTTTTCTTCGTTATTTTGCTCAACAATAAGTCCACACATTTCACGAGGTGCCTCGGCAGCTGCCTGAGCAAATATTTCATCGAGAAATTTCACTTAAAGTTCTTTGAGCCTGGAAAAGCTCCAAAAGGTAATGTTACGGTAGTATTTATTTCCGCTTTTGCTCTTGAAGTTGCTGAAGTAGCATCTACAGGAGAAAAGCCGAATCGTTTTCCACAAGATGATAATTTTTTACCGCACTCATCTGCTCTCTTCCAAAAATTATTAAATCCTGGAGCATTTCCAGAATGAGTGACTTTTGTTTTCCAAGCATGAGTTTTTCCACCACTTGTAAAAGTAACAATATCATTTAATTTATCGTCTGTAAAAGCATTATAAGTTGTACTATTTGAATATGCCCCTTGATGTACTCTTACTCTATCAAATTTTGCGTTTGAGTCAGAAGGAGTTCCAAGTGCAGTTTTTGTTCCTGCTGTATTTACTATCCAAAACTCAGTTATACTAGCACTTGTAAAAGAACCTGTAGTAGTTACCTTCACTGCTGTTCCTGTTGTTTTTATATAATCACTTACTGAAAAACTTGTTGCTCCTGAAGCTGTTGTATAATTTGTAAAACTTCCACTTGCAGGAACAATATACTCATCATCTAAAGTTACGTATACTGTGTGTTCGGTTCCATTTACTGCTGTTCCTGATGTAGTATAGTTTTGACGAGTAAATTTACTTTCTTGATGCCAACTACATCCACCGCATTTTGCATGCTCAGCTAAGTCTGGACTTGCTCCTGTGTATTCCCAAGGACATGCATTTGATACTATTTCTCTTGCTGGTATTTGAACTCCTTGTAAATCAAATGGAGCTGTTAGTTCGTACGATAAGCTTAATGCATCTCTTGCATTTATTTTTGATATTGTCCAAACTTGTCGTGTAAATTCTATGGGAGTATTTCCTGATCCAGGGTCTGAACTTTCTCCTTGTAAATATCGTTTTAATGTTAATCTTCTTATAACTTTTTTACCTAGTAAAGTATCATAATCGGTTGTTCCGATTGCAGTTGAAAAAGTATTGTCTATAATTGAAATATTAAAAACAGGTCTTGCCATTGCTCCTGTAGCCTTAATATCAAAACCATCCATTGTAATCGGAATTGGAGCATAGGTTCTTAAAGTACTCGGAGAACTATAATCATACATTTGTAAAGATGAACCATCAGAATCCTCTCCTCTTGTAAAATATGCAAAAGATCCGTCTGCTTTTTCTATTTCAAAAAGTTCAACAAGTTCGGAACCTGGTGATTGTTTTTGAAAATCACTTACTAGTGTCATGACTCGTAAACTCTCCTAAATGTTGCTGTTAATGTATAAAAATTCTCAAAAGCCCAAGTTTGATTCCAGCTAGAGCAAATGCAAAATATTGTTTCTGTGCTTGAGCCTTCATTGCTGTCCTCTAAACTAAACTTAAATCTATCTACTCCTTTCAGACTTTCAAAAAATGCAACAAGATCATCTATCTCTGCTTTTGGTCTTGTTGAAAAAGATATACTCATACTTTGATCAAGAATATTAATTCCATCAGCTAATCGTTGCTCATATCCATCTCCAAAATTTGCGAGGAGCACTCTTGGAGTATTTGATCGAGAGAGTCCTTTATCGGGTTGTACAGGCGCAGAGAATCCTGTTATATTTCCACCATCTGCTTTAAATATTCCAAATGCCATGATCTATTAATAAGGGCTTAATGTGCCGCCTGGTCGTTGTTGTTTTTCGAGTTCTGTTTGTACTGCTGCTGATATTGCTCTTCCTAGTGCGTATGCTTCTTCTCCCGATCCTTCTGAACTAGTTTCTCCTGTTGTCATATTTACATTTACACTGATATTGTTTCCACCCGCTCCACCAGACATTTCTACTGGTATACTTCTTCCGTTTGGAAGTGGTACGACTGCCTCTGTTCCGTGAAGTGTTGCAGGGTATCCTGAGTCTGGTCCAGTTGATACTCCACCTGTTCCGAATGAACGATAGCCTGGGGAACTTAAGATACCGCCATCTCTACTTTTTGGTCCAAGTCCTGGAAAGAAAGGTATAGAGCCCATAATTGCGATTGCTGCTTGTTGAGCAAGTACTTGAGCCATTGCTGATAGTATTGATTTTGTCATGCTTAAAAAAGCGTCTTTCATGTTTAAAGTACCCTCGATGATACTTTGAAAAGCTGTTGCCATACTTGATTCAAAAGAATCTCGAAAAGTTTGCTGTACTTGATGTAAAGCACTTGCTTCCATCTTTGCTTTTTGTATCTTCGATTTTATATTATCTAATTTTTCGTTTTCCAGTGCTATTTGTGCATCGTCTTTATCTAACTCTTTAGATTCGAGTTCTCTAATTAAAGTTAAAGTATCTTTTTGTTGTCTTTGTAGTTCAAGTAGTGCTCCTTCTTTTTGTAATTGTTTTGCTCTCATTTTTGATTGACCCATTGTACGATCAAGTAGTGCAGTTTCAAGAGCAACTTTTCCTGTAATCATACCCATTTCTATATCATGTAATCGTTTTGCCTCTGCTTCAACCATACCACCATATTTAGCAATAAAAGCTCCTCCAGCTTTTGCAAAATCTTCGTCAGACATATCTGCTTTTCCAGCTAATAATCCTTCTTGTTCTGCTTTCATTGCCTCCATAACACTACCAGGTAAGAAAGTGCTCATCATTGAAGTTGTCGCTGCATCAAAGAAAGTTCCTTTTCCATCTGCTCCCATTTTCATTTTAAACTCACCACTTGCAAAAGCCTGTCCAACTCCTCCTAAAGCTTGACCAACAGCTTTTATGTTAGTTGTTAAACGAGTTAATTGCGTTTGAGGTGCTCTAAAAGAATTAAGTGCTTTAGCGAAATCTTGTGCGGAACTTGCCATAATTTGAGTTGTCATTCCAAGATTATTTAATCCTGTTTGTGCTCCTGTTCCTTCTTCTAATTTATCTAGAATTCCTAAAAAGTCATCAAAGTCACCTTGAGTGCCTTTTCCCTCAGCAAAAACATCTATGACGGATTGAATATCTCTCGCTAAATCAGCTAATTCAGTATGATAAGTACCCCCTTCAACAAGTAGTTCATTTGTGAATTCAAAGTTGAAACCATTCCTGTCATACCTTTTACTTGTTCTGGACTGAGTGTAGCTTGAAGTTGATTACCTACTGAATTTGGATTATCTGCGCTGCCTGGCATAATACCCGCAAGAAAAGTATTTATTCTAGTTCCAAAGCTATTATCCGATTTTCCCCCTACTGTCATTCCGCCCAAACCGCCTGCAAAAGCTGCTCTAGCTTGTGTATAATCAATATTTGATAAAGCTCTTGCTGTTTGTAAGGCATTTGTTAATAAAGCATTATGAGTTTTTAAACCTTCAATTGTATTCTCAAGATCTGTTGCATTTTGAGAAAATAAAGTACTGAATTCTTTCTGTGCTACTTTAAATGCTTTTTCGGCTTTCTCTGATTTATCAAATAGTTGTCCTAAAACACCGATAATACTAATTGCTATACCAATATAACTAGCCAACATAAGGGCTTTATTCATTACTTGCCCTGCGATTACTGCACTTGTTTTAATAAACGACATGGTGACTCCATGCTCAATACGATATGTAGCATATGTTGCTTTAACACCAATAATCATTTTTGAAAAGAAATTTGCATTCATTGCTTCTTCTTCAAGTTTTAACACTTTTAGAGTTTGCAATGTTCGTCGTGCTTCAGCTCGTGTAAATCTTTCAACATTAAATACAGATTTTATTTTACCTTTTTCGGCTTTTTTGTATGCTTTTTCCATATCACGTTCAATAGCTTTTAGTGCGCCTTTTTGGTGTATAGACCGTTTACCACTGTATAATTGACCAAACTGCTCTTGTGCTCGTATGCCTGTAGCTTCGTCTGATCCTAATCTTCTTGCTTCTGGCGTTATTGCTCGAAGCACTCCACCACCTAGTAATAAACCTGCACCTGCTGTTGCAGCAGTATTTTGAGAAAGGGCTATTGCCATAAATTCTGCTATAGGTCCAATTGCACTCTTTATAGAGTTTACTAAGTCATCAAATGATTTTGCTAATTTTGTTAATGAGTTTGTTTGAGTTTCTACTCCACCAAACTTTTCTAAACCTTGTTCTAAAACTTCATTTACAACTGCTTGTGATTTTTCAAATATATTCAATTGATCTTTAGTCTTTCCAATAGAAATAGCATACTTTTCAGATGCAGTTTCTAGTCGTAGAATAATACCTAATTCATCTAATAGTTCGGGTTCCGCTTTCACAGCACCTCTTACCAATCTATTAAATGAATCTGTAAGATCTCGACCTAACATAAGTGATGCGTTTTTTGCAACAACACCTAGTTCATTGATTTGTTTGATTGAAAGTCCTGCAGCTGTTCCGATCGCTACTGATTGAGCAGCATCTGCAAACGCTAACTGACCGTCAGTAGCTGCTTGTAGTTGACGAGTCATAATTGATAAAGACTGTCCTGTTCTTGTAGCATATTCTGCTTGTCCTTGTGTTAATATTCTAAAATCTGCGGCACTTTGTAAGAATCTAAAAGCTGCTCCAATAGCAAATATGTTAGCGGCTAAGGTAGCATATGCAGGCACAAGACCACCAGTAATGCCCTGAGCCATTTTTGAAAAGTTTTTGGTTTGATTTGAGGACTGCTGAGATGCGCCCTTAAAGTTACGATTTAGAGTTGCTTCAGATCGACCTAAGTCATCAACTGCCTTTTTTGTTTTTTTCGTTTTTCCTTCTAATAGTTTTAAACTGCCATCATCAGATACTTCGAATGTTAACTTTCCGCCTTTTATTTTTGCCATTTATCTTGGTATATTTGCAGAGTTTATTCCGCCTTTGCCTGCCTTAGCTTTATTTTCTTGCGCTTTTCTTTTTCTTTCTTGCGACTTGTTTATTTTTCCTGTATTTCGGGCTTCAATGTGTTTTATAAAGTACAAGCAAGTTTTTTTATCTTTTACTTCCCATATATCAAGTAGTGTTCCTATAGAAGAAAAGTCTTTTCCCATATATGAACCACTCATACCTTCCCAGCGATCTGGTAAAAGGTCATGCAATAAAAAAGCCACCTGAACTTCATAAGGATAATCCTCTGTAGTTGGTGGCATTTCGTCAAAGTCAGGATCTTCTCCTCTCTGTTCACATAGATCTAAGTATGTGTCGAGTTCGAGTTGTCCGTCTTTATATTGTTTGTCTAAGAGACCAAGTATTTGTTTTACTTGGCTCTGGTAAAATTTTCTAGATCACCTGTTACTTCTGTAACCCAAGTGTCGAAATCAGCTGCATTTTTCATCAGCGTTTCAGCATTTTCTTGAGAAAATAAAAGTTCATCTTCGGGATCAAGACTACTAATGTCCACCAATAGAAGCTCTTCGAGGTAAGAATATTTTAAGCCTTTCCATCCCTTAATTACAGCTTTTACATACTCTACTAAAAACTTATCT